CAGGGGCAACTCGGTAATTCCGAGAGCCCGGGGCACTCCAGCATAGCCGCCAAACAGATTTTCTTTCTGCATGGCTGCCACCCATTCTTCTGGGAAAACGCTGCTGAGTGTAACTGCCACCTTCTCGTCGAAGGTGCATGCCTGTTCATGAAGATAGTCGGTATCAACCGACCATTTGAGCAGGGATGGAAGCATATTCTGTTGGAAATTAGGTACAGAGTACCAGTTTCTCTGGAATGTGCTATACAGCTCGGTTAGGGACTGTTCGACCGTCTCTACTTGGTGGTAGATCTGGTTTGTGAGCCCGGTCATAATTTCAAGGGTGGATCCCTCGAAAGACCAATTCAAACCGATGGGTTCAACACAGTGTTGAACTCGCTCAACTACTCTCCTTTGGATTGGAGAGAGAAGAGCCACCGCGCGCCTTCCGTAATTTCGAACAAGATCGAGAAAGTTGTCATTCGACACCTCTCTCCACTTGTAAGACGGCATAACCGCCTTACTTGTGATAACCTTACCAGCGAATTCGCAAAGTTCGCTAGAGGATATGGACTTGTCCGGAGAAAACGGGCATCCGAGGTAATCCAAACAATGGATGTACTTGTCGTACAAACCATCGTCCAGGATTATCACGTCATCACCTAACACATAGAACTCATCCTCGTATCTCTTTCCAAGGAGATAGAGGAGAAGGAGACCGTGAGTTAGGCCAAAGCTAGCAAAACTTGGATAAAGACCCAAGGGCTGGCCTTGATTCCACCGGATCGTCCCAATGGTTGATAGCCATTGCGATCTGCTGATCTCTACAAAGAGATCGATGGAAGGATGATGTCCAATTAGGGCTTCCAAAGCCTTAACCTGAACTTCCAAAGGGAAGTAATCAGTTGCACTCGACAAATCCACAGAATGGATTTGGCGATTGCTGGACAGATGTTGCTGAACATGAGAAACAGGCTTCGTGTGGTCATGTGTACAATCCCAAGGGAGCGTACGCATGAAAGAGTAAAGACAGGACCCCAAGGGGCGTAACGCCGCTTGGTGAACCAGGTATGGAGATGCGATTGCTCGCAACTTTAGACCCGGCTCTTGTAGGAAGTGAACTTCACCTCCCATTACCTCATCGTTATGAGGTAAGTCCTGCGAACGGATAGAACTTTTGAATGTTGATAAATCAACACCCTTAGTAACCCATCCGTACAGACTCTCGTATTTGGACCAAAGCTCAAAGTGAGCATCAGTCGCAAAATAGGTTAGACTAGATAGTCCAGCCGAATCTTGCATCACGCTTCCGTGATCAATTAAGGGAGCCTTCTTACTCTGCGAACCACGGTGGAAGAGAAGCGGAACAGGTGTTCCGATTCTTAACTTCCTTTTGTTCTTGGATTCCATAAAGTCTGCAAAGCCTTTAAGGAATTCTTCATCGTACTTACTTGTAGAAGCCGTTACAGCTACTACAAACTTCTCCCTTTGGGCATCACTAAGTTTGTGATGCTTGAATAAGGAGTAAACCATAAGAGTGTGAATAACGGATTGAAAGGTCCGTTCACTCTTACGGGAGTACTTGAAGAGAGATCCTATCACACCTTTAAACTTGCCGTTGCGATGGCGAGCTGCGGGTGTAAGCGGACTTAATCCACTCCGATCTCTGTAGAGATCAACTTTAAGAGATTTCAACCTCTTAACAGTCCACTCTACTCCAGAACATTGAACCCACCGATCAACACTTTGAGCGAAGCTCTTGTGCCAAGCAGGGGGTACCCCAAACACCGCAAGGCGATGACAGATTGCTCCCTGAAGTTTATGGTCAGTGACCATTCTCCTTCCTCCTTAATAAAGGATTTTGGAACTTCAGGGTGGCGACGAGCCATCCCCTTAGGTTAGAGCAGCCCCGACATTCTACGTTAGTCGTCGTCATTTGGAAAGTTACCACAATTGTCACAGTAACCTTCTGAGTCTGTCTCAGGGTTTCCACAATTGGAACAACCCTCGTCTTGAGTAAGTTGCAGCCGTTTACGGCGCTCGTACTCTTGGCTACGGGTCTCCTTTTGAGATCCCCCTCGACAGCCTCTCCGGAAATTGTGACTTTCGCGGTTTCTACCCATTTG